TGTTTCTGCAAACGTACCAACAGCAAACGACACAGACAAGGATGATTCAATCCTTATCATCAACCCAACTGCCTACACATGGTACGAGTCTCCTACTTATCAGCTTCGTGCTGACGTAATTGCATCAGGAGAAATCCTTGTGGCAATGTACGGCTATGGCGCAATCGCAACCAAAATTGGTGCGGGAGCGTTTGGCGTAAACAAGACCTGATTTATACGCAATAACTAAGTCGCTCAAGGGGGCTGCCAGAGCCCTTGCAGTCCCCTTGAGTCTTTAGAAAGGATAACAATGAGTACAACCACAGTTGCAGAACTTAAAGCAGCACTTGGCGTTGGCAGCCTGTATTCAGACGCCACGATTCAAGAAGTTTGCGATGCAGCTGATGACGCCTTGTTGCCTTTTCTATGGAAGAACGAGAATTACAATATAGCTCACAGCAATACGACCACAGAGGGAACTCTTTATTTTAATGAGCCAGTCAAAGATATTTATTACATTGGGCAATCAGTAACAGTTACTAAGAATTCAGCTCCCTTTAATGGTACTAAGACAATTACTGCTGTGGGTGATTACTCTATAACCTACGATGTGACCGGCAGCCCCACAGCGTCCGAGTATCACCCGGTAGTTCCTTATGGCATTGTCTCCGGCGTAACACAGAATACCTATGCAACAATTCCGGCAGTCAGAGAAGCAAGTCTTATGGTCTGCGTATCTATCTGGACTGCTCGACAGACTAACTCTGGCAATGGTATGCAACCTGACGGATCAATGGGCAGCATGTACACAATGTCCTCACAGCTAGTAGCTCGCGTTCGCGGCTTGCTTGCGCCTTATCTTGACCCTCGTTCTATGGTGGGCTAATGCCAGCGATAACCACACTACGCACATCAATCGCATCGGCTTTGACCGATAACTCCTTGTATTCAGTTTTCTCATTCCCACCTGCCACGCCTGTTGCAAACAGCGTTATTGTGACTCCAGCCGATCCTTACATCGTGCCTACCAATAATGACTACACAGCAATCGCTCCAATGGCTAACTTTACGATTTCAATCCTTGTCCCTTTGCTCGATAACCAGGGCAACCTTGCTGGAATAGAAGCTGACGTAGTTCGCGTCTTTGCGCTTCTTGAGGCTTCCAGCATTGTATTTAATGTAGGTAGCGTCAGCGCGCCTAGCGTCCTGTCAATCGCTACAGGAGATTTACTGACTTGCGACATTGCAATCAGTACGCTTACGGAATGGAGTTAATCATGTCAGATTGGCACGATGAGCAAAAGAAGTTCTTGGAGAAAATCGGACAGGTTGCTCCATCAACACCAGCACCAAAACCAACTACTAAGAAAGATGAGGAATAACTGAAATGGCAGTATTTCTAAACAATGGCGTAGTACTGACAGTCAATTCAGTTGATCTATCAGACCACGTTACAGCAGTAACAATCAATCGTTCATTTGATGAACTTGAAGTCACAGCAATGGGTGATTCAGGACACAAGTTTGTTAAAGGTCTTGAGGCTTCATCTATCACAATCGACTTTCTCAATGACACAGCATCATCAGAGACACTTCAGACACTCCAGGCTGTATGGGGAACAAACACCACAGTTACAGTTAAGCAGACTTCAGCTGCTACATCTGCAACAAACCCTCTTTACACAATGACTTGCCTTATCAACAACACCACAGACATTAATGGTTCTGTCGCTGACATCAGCACACAGAGCATCACATTCAATGTATCCGGTACAATCGCTGTAACAACATCGTAGAAACTAATTAAGGGGCTAACATGGCAAAACTCAAAGTAACAAGGGCTGATGGACAAGTGCAGGAGTTCGAGATAACTCCGGTGCTGGAATACAGCTTTGAGCAATATGCTAAGAAGGGCTTTCACAAAGCTCTTATTGAGGATCAGAAGCAGTCAGATGTTTACTGGCTGTGCTGGGAAGCAATTAGACGTTCGGGTGAAACAGTCAAACCTTTCGGGGAATCATTCCTTGAGACTCTCAAGTCAGTTGAGGTCTTAGAGTCTGACCCTTTAGGGTAGATCGGAACTCCCTCACCTATCTCGCAGCTCGCTTGAGTTACGAGTATGGAGTTCCCTTCCAAACCATTGTCGAACTACCGGCAGCGGCGTTTAAGGCACATATAGAAGTCCTCAAGGACATAGCGAAGGAGCGAGACAATGCCAGTAGAATTACAAGGCGCGGTCGCTCTTAGAAAAGCCTTAAAGCAATATGCGCCCGACTTAGCAAAAGAAACCCAGAAAGAAATTGCTGGACACTTACGCAAGGTTACTAATCGCGCTAAGGGATTTGTCCCTGCCACCTCACCTTTAAGCGGATGGGCTAACCCTGTAGGTGAGTGGGAGTATCGCGCTTTCAACGCTGGCATCATGAAGAAAGGTCTGGGGTACTCGACCACACCTACAAAGCCAAACAAGCGTGGCTTTAGAACTCTTGCACAAATATTTAACTCATCTGCTCCTGGCGCTATTTATGAGACAGCCGGCAGAAAGAACCCTATGGGCTTACCAGCTGCTAAGCGCACAATTGCTTACCGCAATGGCGAGTATGTTTCTGCGTTTACATCAGGCAGAGACGTAAACTCATCAGCCAATCCGTACGCAGGACGCCAGTTCCTCGAAGCCCTGCCACCTTTAATTGACTCACAAAAATCCAATAGCCCTGGTCGCAGAACTCGCAAGACTAAGGGACGCCTACTCTTTAGAGCATGGGCAGAGGATCAAGGCAAAACCACAGCAGCAGTAGTTAAGGCTATTGAGTCTGCCAATAACAGAGTTGTAGTTTTAACCAAGGGCGCAGGTAGTAAAACCTTTAGAGCTAGGAGTGCTGGCTAATGGCTAATACAGACCTAGCAATTAAGATTGCGACCACGCTAGATGCGACTGGTCTCAACAAGGCTGACAAAGCAGTCAATAAATTTAACAGGACTGTTGGTAGATTAGGCAGAAACCTTGGGCTAGCCCTTGGCACGACTGCCATCATCGCTTATGGCAAGGCATCAGTTAAAGCCTTTGCAGCTGATGAGGCAGCAGCTAAACGCTTATCAACTGCTGTCGATAACTTAGGGCTTTCTTTGTCACAAAGCAGAGTTACTTCTTTTGTCAGAGATTTAGAGGCTTCTTCTGCGATTGCTGATGACGTTTTAAGACCTGCGTTTCAGGCTTTGCTGACTACGACCGGATCACTTACTAAGTCTCAAGAATTGCTTAGCAATGCAATACAGATATCCAGAGCAAGCGGAATTGATTTAGCCACAGTTTCAGAAGATTTAGCCAAGGGTTTTGTAGGAGTTACTCGAGGACTAAGAAAGTACAACACAGGACTTACCCAGGCAGAACTCAAGTCAAAGTCATTTAATGAAATACTAGGAATTATGCTGGCGCGCTCTGCTGGCGCAGCCGAGGAATACTTAACTACTACTTCTTACAAAATGGAAGTGCTGGCACTTGCAGCCGGAAACGCACAGGAAACAATAGGCGAGGGCTTGGTTGATGCCCTAGCTCGCGTAGGCGGTGGCACAGAAGCATCTGACGCTGCTAAGTCAATTGATAATCTTGCTAACTCAACCAGTAATCTTATTAAATTTTTAGGTTCAGCTATTGGCTTAGTCAATAAGTTCCGCAAGAGTTACACAAACTTTCTTGCCGGTGGCGATGTCGATACTCTTATGGCTGGCACACAACCTACGACTAATCGATCTAAGTCCCCAGCAGGTACAGCCGCTAGAACTGCGCAGCAGCGTCAGGCAGAAGCAGCAGCAGCTAAGCGAGCTAAAGAATTAGAGGCATTGACAAAGAAGCAGGTTGCGTCAAGCAAGGCACTTACAGCAGAGCAGAAGAAACAGACTGCACTTAAGAAGGCTGGCTCAATCTTTGACTTGGAGCAGATTCAGATTATTGCAGCATTAAAAGGCAATCTTTCTAAAGAAGATGAGCTGCGCTTAAAGGCTCAACTAGCTTTGCTTAACGGCAACGAGGTAGTAGCAACAGCCTTGACAAAGCAGATTCTTATGGCACAGGATCAGACAGGCAATCTCTACAAACTATTCCTAGCATTGCCAGATGCTCGCAATCCCTTTGCCTATCTTGAAGGTTATCTTGACATGCTGGCTGGTAAAGCTGCGTCAGTATTAGCTTTGCAAATACCTGTTGCGCCAGTAACAGGCTCTCAAGGGTCACAATTTGGACCTGGTCCTTATTTGCCAACCCCTGCTACAAACGTGCAGACGGGCGCTTTTCCTAGAACTAATCCGGGAGACTTTAGACGAGCAGAGGAAGCGTCAAATCGCACAGGACCGATTCAGGTTACAGTACAGATTGATGGCAAAGCGGTAGCCTCATCACTTCAAGACTCATCGCTATCAGGTATCGGATCATCAGTAAACAGAACTGGTAGATAACTATGGCGCTGCCAGCAGAAATCTCGGTATCCTTTGACTTCTCATCCGGTGCAACCTTCGGCTATCCCTTCACTATTGGTGATGCTAAATATGGAGTTCTAGGTACTGGCACACTTGCTGCCTCTACAGTACCTACGCCAATCATCGACCTTACTCCTAGCGTACGCAGCATTACTATCGAAAATGGGCGCAATATACAGTCCGACACCTACCAGGCTGGCACAGCAGTAATTAGGGTCTATGACTCTGACGGATCGTGGAATCCACAGAACACATCCTCAATCTATTATCCTTACCTTGTACCGCTGCGCAAGATTCGTGTATCAGCTACAACAGCGACAGCCCAGGAGTTCTTATTCTCTGGATACACAACAGAGTATCGCTACTTCTATGACCAAGCCGAGAACGTGGGCTATGTCGATATCTACGCAGCTGACGCCTTTAGATTGCTTAACCTGGCACAGGTCACAACTGTTACAGATTCTGGGGCAGGACAGGCAACCGGCACACGCATAGGCAAGATTCTTAATGAGGTTGATTTTCCTTCTAACATGAGAA